AGAAGTACAGGCTCTGTCTTCTCTGCGACAGTTCTACACTGAAGACGCTGGTTACCAACTGGCTCTGCAAGTTGACACTGACCTGATTAACGCCGCTACTGGCTTTGGTGACGGTACTCGTACTGCTTCTCCTGCTAACACTGGCGCTAACTGGGTAAACAGCAACAGCTACTACTTCAATGCCACTTCTGGCCTTGCGGCTTACGCTGTTGACACTGTTACTACTGGGGACAACTTCACTGACCTTGGCTTCCGTGAGGCTATCAAGCTGATGGACGATGCTGACGTACCTATGGACGGACGAGTTCTCGTAATTCCTCCTGCTGTTCGTAAGTCAATTATGGGCATTGATCGTTACGTGTCTTCCGACTTTGTTGGTGGCCGTGGCGTTGAGTCAGGTTTGATTGGTAACCTGTACGGTGTAGACATCTATGTGTCTAGCAACGCTCCTGTTATCGAAGTAGCGGCTCAGAACACTGCTTCTACTGCTGATACTCGTGGTTGCTTGTTCTTCCACAAGGATGCTTTGGTAATGGCAGAGCAACTGGCTGTACGCTCTCAGACACAGTACAAGCAGGAATACCTGTCTACGCTGTTTACGTCTGACACGCTGTACGGTGTTGAGACTTATCGTCCCGAAGCAGGATTCATCCTGTCTGTCTGCGACGAGTAAGCTACTCTCTCTGGGGGTCTTCATGGCCCCCTTTTATTTAAACGTCTTGATGACAGGGCGGTTAACTAAAAGATAACGGATAGGAAAGCCTTATGTCCAACTACACAAAGTCAACAAACTTTACTGCTAAGGACTCTTTGCCTACAGGTGACACTAATAAGGTTATCCGTGGCGCAGAGTTTGATACCGAATTTAACGCTATTTCAGTAGCGGTTGCTACCAAATCTGATCTAGCTGGTCCTACGTTTACTGGCACTGCTACCTTTGCTGATCTGACAGGCACAGGTACAATTAACTTTACTGGTGCTACAGTTTCTAATTTGGGTACTGTGACTACCGCTGACATTAACGGTGGTACTATTGACGGTGTAACCATTGGTGGTTCATCGGCTGGCGCTGGTACGTTCAGTTCTCTCACAGCAACCACAGCAGACATCAACGGTGGTACTGTAGACGGAGTTACCATTGGTGGCTCTAGTGCTGGTGCTGGCACGTTTAGTTCACTTGTTGCTACTACAGCAGACATCAACGCAGGAACCGTAGACAACACTGTAATCGGCGGTACTACTCCTGCGGCTGGTACGTTTAGCTCCCTGACAGCAACCACGGCTAACATTGATGGTGGTTCTATTGATGGTGCTGTGATCGGTGGGTCTACTCCTGCCGCTGTCTCAGGCACTACAGGTACGTTCTCAGGCGCTGTCTCAGGCACCACAGGTACGTTCTCAGGTGCTGTCACAGGTTCTAACCTCAACGTATCTAACTGGGATACAGCTTACGGTTGGGGAGATCATTCAACACAGGGTTATTTGACTAGCGTTACGTTCTCTGACATGGACGCAGGGGCTATTACAACCTCTGGCGAAACCTTTGCCAACAGCGATACACAAATTCCAACTAACGCCGCTGTGCGTAACTGGGTGTTAACTACCTATCCTACTATTGTAGAGCTTAACGATCTTACTGCTAACGTAACGTGGGCTACTGTGCCTGATGCTTACATTAGTGCTTCATCTGTTAACCAGCACGTTACTATAGACAAGGCTACACAGAGCAAGACATACACGCTTAACGAAACGTCTACTCTTACGTTGTCCTCGTCTATTACATCTGGTGTACCTGTTGTGTCTGTAACCAAAGAGGTTCCTCAATCTGGCGTTTCCAACAACGATTGGGACGTAAACTCAACAACAGAAAACTACACACGCATTAACAGCGCACCAGCGACTACGTTAGATTTTGCTGGGTTTGATGTTAGTACTGCTACTTTTTCTCAAACTTTTTCAATAAGTTCGCAAGATAGTTTTCCAGAAGGTTTAGCTTTTAATACTAACGGTACTAAAATGTTTGTTGTTGGTGCTAACAACGATAATGTATATGAATATACTTTAAGTACTGGGTTTGATGTCAGTACTGCCTCTTATTCTCAGAGTTTTTCTGTAGCTTCCCAAGACGGCGCACCAAGAGGCGTGGCTTTTAATTCAGACGGCACTAAAATGTTTGTTATTGGTATGAACAGTGATGCAGTTTTTGAGTATGACTTATCAACTGGATTTGACGTAAGCACTGCTTCGTACTCGCAAAACTTTTCTGTAGCTACTGAAGAAACAACGCCACGGGGCATAGCATTTAATACTGATGGTACTAAAATGTTTATAGTTGGTCAAACAGGAGATGATGTAAATGAGTACACATTATCAACTGGATTTGACGTAAGCACAGCCTCGTACTCGCAAAACTTTTCTGTAGCTTCTCAAGATACATCTCCAATAACAATATCTTTTAACGCTGACGGTACTAAGATGTTTATGCTTGGAGATGCAAATGACACTGTTTATGAATACGATTTATCAACTGGGTTTGATGTTTCTACAGCATCTTATTCTCAAAGTTTTTCAGTAACAGCCCAAGAAACAAACCCAAGAGGATTAGCTTTTAATACTGATGGCACAAAAATGTTTGTTTTAGGAAATACTGGTGATGACGTTACTGAATATGATTTAACACCAGCCCAAGTAACTCTAGGCACAGGCTCATTTGCCTCTGCTGACGTAGGTAAAACCATTGAAGCCAACTCAGGCGTTTTTGTTCTTACGGCAACAGACGGTTCTATTAGTACAACCACAGCACCTACATCTTACGATCAAGTAGCGTCAGGCTCTTGGGAAATGTACGCTGTTGTGTACAACACGACTGATGGTGACTTGGAGCTTAGTAATGTAACAGTAACTAACAACTTTAATGTAAGTGGTGGTTCTTTAAATCAGTCATTTGATTTAACTTCTCAATCAACGGACCCTTACGGTATTAAGTTTAATAATGACGGCACTAAGATGTACGTTCTTTTAGCCCCTTCTCTTGCTGGCGCAGTGTATGAATATACTTTATCTACAGCTTATGACATAAGTACTGCTTCTTACGTTACTTCTTTTAGCGTAACTAGTGAAAACACGCTTCCAGAGGATATAGCTTTTAGCGATACCGGTAATAAAATGTTTATGATTGGTAGTAATAGCAATGATACCGTATACCAATATAGTTTAAGTACTAATTTTGATCTAAGCACTGCTTCTTATTCTGGAATAAGTTTTAATGTAAGTTCTCAAGAAACAAACGCAAAAGGACTTGCTTTTAACTCTGACGGATCTAAAATGTTTGTTATTGGTTGGAGTGGAGATGACGTAAATGAATATGATTTGTCAATTAACTTTAATGTAGGTACTGCAACGTATTCTCAGAATTTTTCTATAGCTACTGAAGACGCTCTTCCCAGTAGTTTAGCGTTTAGTTCTGATGGCACTAAAATGTTTATTACTGGTTTAATATCTGATGCCGTACACCAGTATACTTTATCAACTGGGTTTGATGTAAGTACTGCTTCTTATGATTCAGTAAGTTTTGATGTAAGTTCTGAAGAAACTACTCCACATGGTTTGACTTTTAACTCTGATGGTGATAAACTGTTTGTTGTTGGTGTTGCTAGTGATAAAGTACACGAATACGATTTAAGCACAACAAGTATACCAACAGGCTATCACGCTGTTCATACAACAACCTCAACAGACTCTCAGTACTGGACTGACATTAACTCTATGACGGCTGATGAAGCCGCTGGAGATGGCGCTGTTTACTACGCCGTGTCTACTGACGACAGGACTACATGGAAGGTTGCAAAGGGTACTGACGGCGAACGGTCTATTGTTCGTAACAACTCAGGAACTTGGCAGTACAACTCTAACGGTACTTACGGTTCTACAACGTGGACTAACGGCACGACTAACACAGAATTAGCTACGTTGCAGGAAGCTATGGAAGGTGCCAGTGTTACAACAGGATTTGATTTTACTAGTGCTAGTTATGATTCTGTTAGTTTTAGTGTTGCTTCTCAAGAAGCAATTCCAGATTCGGTTGTTTTTAATAACGACGGAACAAAAATGTTTGTAGGAGGAGTTGCTAGCGACAATATAAATGAATACACCTTATCAACTGCGTACGATGTTTCTACGGCAACGTATTCACAAGCATTTTCTGTAGCGAGTCAAGATATATTTCCTCAAGGAATTGCTTTTAATAACGACGGAACAAAAATGTTTGTTGTCGGAAACGCTGGTGATGACATAAACGAATACACGTTATCTACAGGTTTTGATGTTAGCACTGCAAGCTACTCGCAAAACTTTTCAGTAGCAAGTCAAGAGTCAGTTCCAAAAGGAATTGCGTTTAACGCTAACGGAACAAAAATGTTTATAGTGGGCCAAACTGCGGATACCGTTAATGAGTATGCTTTGTCTACTGGTTTTGATCTTTCTACAGCATCTTATGCGTCAGTAAGTTTTTCCGTAGCTTCTCAAGACACAGACCCAACAGATATAACATTTAGCTCTGATGGAACCGTAATGTTTATTTGTGGGCAACAAGGTACAGATGAAGTACACAGATATACACTTTCTACAGGGTTTGACCTATCAACAGCATCTTTTGATCAAAGTTTTTCTGTAGCAAGTGAAGAAACAGCAGTAGAAGGCATTACGTTTAATAATGACGGAACAAAGATGTACATCGTCGGTCAAACAGGACAAACCGTTTATCAATATTCAACTAGTACAACATCTTACGCCAACCAAATGAACAAAACCCAGCTAGACGCTGTACCTGACGCTAACCACTTTACTCTGGCTAACGACCTAGACCTAGCCATTATCTTTAATCTGGTTAGTGGCACTACCGTTCCTAGCAGTGACGGTGTATCTATTAACTTTGATGCTAACTCGTTGAACCAAGGTGCTGTGTTAGGTACTGACTACAACTGGGATTTTCCTGCGGCTGACAAGGTTAGGATTACGTCACTAGCCGCACAGAACTTGAAAGTCAGGATTATTTAATGTGGATCCTGTATCTCTGGTAGCAATGGCGTCTACTGCGTTCAAAGGTGTACAGGTACTTGTATCTAAGGGAGCAGAGATAGAACAAGTAGCTCAGAAGTTAGGCCAGTGGTACGGCTTAGTTTCTGACTTACGTGAAGCAGAGAAGGAAGCAGAAAACCCACCGTTGTTCAAAAAGATGTTTGACGGTGAGTCAGTAGAACAACAAGCGTTAAACGCTGTCATAGCAAAGAAGAAGATAGAGGAGCAAGAAAAGCAGATCAGAGAGTTAATCATGTACTCTTATGGTCAGGACACGTACAACGAAATGATCCAGATGCGTCGTGACATAAGAGCCAAACGTGAACAAATGATCTACAAGCAACGAAGAAAACAAAGACGTATGCTAGATGTATCAGCAATTATTATGGGCCTAATGGTCACCGCTGGGATTATCTGGACAACCATAAGTGTTATACAAGGGGTTAGTAATGGATGAGTCCGCAAAGCAAGTTGTTGATGTAATGAGCGTAGGTACTATGTTAGGCACTATCAGTGCAATCCTGCCGCCTATATCTGCCATGTTTACTATTGTATGGGTAGGTATACGTATCTGGGAAACCGATACAGTCCAAGGCTTGTTTGAGAAGAAACGCAAGCGTGACGCTAAAGGTCGGTTTGTAAAGGAAGACTAAGGTATGTGGACTGCACTAATCGGACCTATCGCTGGACTCGCTAAGACTTGGATTAACAACAGGCACGAGCAGTCACAAGCCAAACACGTAGCTAAGATGGAAGTCATCAAGAACACAGCTACGTGGGAACAAGAGATGGCGGCGGCTAGTGCAACCTCGTGGAAAGACGAGTGGTTTACTGTGGTACTGTCGTTACCTCTGTTAGCCGTGTGTTACGGAGTTGCTATGGATGACTTGAGTATTATGCAGAGGGTGGGTATGGCTTTTGTTGAGCTAGACAAGCTACCTGATTACTACCAGTACTTGCTTTACGTAGCAGTCACGGCCAGCTTTGGCATACGTGGTGCTGACAAGCTGATGCAGATGAAGGGTAAGTAACGTATGGCTATACGGGACGAAATTAACGCTCTGTATCAAAAGTACTTAGGTAGGGACGGTTTACCTGAAGGTTTAGACTATTGGGCTGGAACTGTAGATCAAGGCGCTACGTTAGAAGACGTTGAGTACAACATAGCTAATTCTCCGGAAGCGGCTATAGTTAATGCGTATCAAGATAGCTTGGGCAGAACGCCAAGCATGGATGAGAGATTTTTTTGGGTACATCAAAGCGGATTAGACACTGCTTCTTCTGTTACTGCGATACAAAACTCCGAAGAAGCACAGCAGTACCAACAGCAACAACAAGCCGAAGAAAACAAAGAAAAAGAAATAGTAGACGTTGTTGCTGATACTGTGGCTGATGATACTACTGCTGATACTACTGCTGATACTACGTCTGATGATACTACTGCTGATGCTACGGCTGATGGTACTACTGCTGATACTACAGACGATCTCGATACTGGAGAGCGTCTTTACGATTACACAAACCAACGGGAAACAGGAAACGCCAGTAACCTATACTGGGGTAACTTTTCTAAGCAGTTAACAGAGTCACAACTGCGGTCAGAGTTTAATGCGTCTGATAACGGACAACTAAGAGCGGCGTTTGGCTCGTTTGACAACTATCTAGCTTACATGAACGAGCGTCAAGACTTAATTGACGCAGGACAGCTAAAGGCTGATTGGTGGGACACAGGCGTAGCTCTGATTGACCCAACAACACTTGGTCGTGAAGGTGGGATGGACGATAGGGCTTTAGAAAACGCTATTATCCAAGCAGGGGCCGCTGAAGGAGAAAAAGGTTACTCAGCGCAGGCTGGTCAGATGTACGCTCTGTACCAAAAGTACACAGGTAACTCTGGCCCTTGGTACAACAAAGACGGTGACAAGTTTGAGTGGAACGGCTCTAGTTTTGTAAAGACATCTAAGGTTGACGATCACAACTGGGGTCCAGCAATCAGAGGTCTTGCGCTGGCTGGAGTAACGATAGGAGCCGCTAACCAACTGGTAGGTTTAATTAACGGACTATCAGCTACACAGTCTCAAATAGCAATCAATGCGTTATCTTCCGCTGTGACTAGCGGTGGAGATCCTAAAGCTATCGTTGGGTCTGTTTTAGGCCAGCTAGGGGGAGACTTCTTAGCTAACAGCTTAGTAACGTACTCTGGTCCCGGATCACAACTGTTAACTGCTGGTGTGGCTAACGGCGTTGCTGACGCAATACAGCAAGGTATTACTAACGGTGATATAGATTTAAACTCTGTGATTGAATCAGGGTTGTTTGGCGCTGGAACAGAGGCCGCTGGTCAACTGATTGAGGCTATGATTTTAGGGCCAGAAGCGGGAGGAATTTTTGACTTAGACGGATTAATCCCAGAAGACTCAGAACTTTTTAAAACAATAAACGGTACGTTTAACGAAGCCGGTGTTTGGCAAGAAGGCGGCTTAATAAGTGGTGTCCGTGGCGCAGTTAATCAGTTTGTAGAGCAAAATATTACTGGTGGAGAGTGGTGGGAAAACGCTACAGAATCTTATGACGAAATAGACGTTTTAGATGTTATTGACGAAAATGGGATCAAAAAAAGAATCGTAGTGGCTACTTTGTACGACGGCACTATTAAAAAATTTGACAGTTGGAATGATTTTATTAATGCTGGTTTTCAAAATATGGCAGGAGGAGGATCTGTCATATGGGATTGGGTTTCTAACAACTTAGATAAAATACCTGATGAGTGGTACGAAACCCTCAATAACTGGATGAACAGCACAGCTTCGTCTTCTGGAGGTTCGTTTGAAACTGAGGGAGGAACTAATGTAACTGTAACTTCTTCTGGTGGAGGAGACGGAGGTGACGGAGGGGCCGGTGACGGCGCTGAAGACTTTAATTGTGCTAACGTAAACCGTCAGCAAGTCGCAGGAGCTACAAAAGAAGAAGACTGTGGTGGCTGTTTGGACGGGTATCAGTCCGATGAATTTGGAGTATGTGTTGCTGTTATAACAGAAGTATGTCCCGCCGGTCAAGCATGGAACGACGTAGCTGGTATGTGTGTTGATGAAATTTTTTACACTGTAGGCTCTCCTTGTAACATGGAAGACGGAACACAGGGCGTCTTTGATGCTAACGGGGACTGTATACTTAAAGGTACTGGTACCGGCGGCGGTGACGGGTCTGGTGGTGGAGACGGGTCTGGTGGAAACGCAGGTGATGCCTGTACAACTGAAGACACTAACGAAGCTGGAACTTTACAAGATGACGGCCAAGGAAATCTTACGTGTGTACCAACTACTACCGGCACGGGAACTGGCGATACAGGAGGTACAGGAGATACTCGTAAAGCGGGTGATGCCTGTAAAACAGACGATGGCAAGGACGGAACACTACAAGAAAATGAAGAAGGTATTTTAGTCTGTGTTGCGAAAACAACAACTACAGGTGACGGGGTTGGTGAGACAACAACTGTTAAACAAACTTGTTCAGATCCTAATAGAGCAACTAAAGAAGACGGGTCTTGTGCTGAGTTGTGTAAAGACGGCACTATCCCAGACCAACACGAAGAAGGCCTCTGCGGTAATCCTCTGATAACAACAACAGGTCCGGGAGGCGGAGACGATACTGAAGAGTGCGACAACAACGCCACTATCGAAAGCAACTGTAACGAATGTGCAGACGGTAGTTTACCATCAGAACACCAAAACAACGACTGTAATCAGCTGTTGATTACCACAGGCGGTGGTATCACTAACGTAACTGATGTTGATTGTACTTTAGTCGAGTGTCAGTCTCCTCGACCTGACGGAGAAGCTGGAGTAGCTTGGGATAAATGTTGTACAGATGTTACTACCTTTACTGGCGGTGGAGGAACTTCAGATGACTGTAAGTTAGTTGAGTGTGAATCTCCTAGGCCCGAAGGAGAACTTGGAGCTTTGTGGGACACTTGCTGTAAAGAAAAAACAGTAGTGCCTCCTACTACTACTGGAGGTGGTGGTGGAGACGACGGAGGTATGTTTGGAAGCTCTGGACTTGGTTCTTTTAGTCCCGCTGGACAGCCGGGAATGTTTGACCCAACAGTTACAGCGGCAGTATCACTAGAACAACCCTTGAGTTTTCCCATAAGAGACTTTTTGTTAGAAGCTCTGCCTAAAAATAAAAGAGGCATGATGACAGGATTTAAAGTATGACGTATTTAGACCTAGTAAACAACGTACTGAGGCGTCTCAGAGAAGACACAGTAACAACCGTTAGTGCTAACACGTACAGTGCTATGGTTGGTGACTTTATTAACGATGCAAAGCAAATTGTAGAGAACGCTTGGGATTGGTCTAATCTCAGGTCTACTCTTACGATTACCACGGCGGCTGACGACTACACGTACTCACTCACAGGTTACCAAGACCAAGGCAAAATTCTGAACATCATCAACGATACGTCTAATCTTGTGATGGAGTACAGACCGCAGACTTGGTTTGACGACAAGTTTTTTGTTAACACCCCTGCTTCTGGTAAGCCAGAGTACTACACGTTTAGTGGCATAGACGGCTCTGGTGACGCACAGATAGATGTGTATCCTAAGCCTGACGGTGTTTACTCACTTAAGGTCAAGAGCGTCATTCGGAACACAGCGTTGAGTTCTGACTCTGACACACTGGCTATTCCTAGTCAGCCTGTGATTCACATGGCGGTAGCTCTGTTGGCTCGTGAACGTGGGGAGACAGGCGGTACGTCAACACCAGAGTACTTTGCTATTGCTGACAAGTACCTGTCTGACGCTATTGCTCTGGACGCCCAGAAGCACCCCGAAGAAACTATTTGGTACACACCGTAGGGAGACGCTAGATGGCCCAGCCACTACAGAGTATTAACCTAGTTGCTCCTGCGTTCAAAGGGATCAACACAGAAGATTCTCCGCTTGCACAGGATACGTCTTTTGCGGAGATCGCAGATAACGCTATCATTGACAGACGAGGACGATTAGCTTCACGTAAGGGTAACGCTGTTGTAACTACAGACAAGACTGTACTAGGTACTGACTACCTCTCTAACATCCACGAGTTCTACGACAACGCTGGTAACGAGGTAATTTTTAGTACTGGTAACAACAAGATTATGACAGGCACAACGACACTGGTTGACGCTACGCCAGCATCGTACACAATTACAGCTAACGATTGGAAGATATTTAACTTTAACGATCACGCTTACTTTTTCCAACGTGGCTACGAGCCTCTTGTGTACAGCAACAGTTTAGGCGCAGTAACCAAGATGTCTAGTGTTGCTGGTGCATCTGTAACAGCCTCTCAGTACTCCAACGAAGCCATCGGTGCATACGGACGAGTGTGGTGTGTAGGTAACGCTACTGATGACAACACAATCTACTGGTCTGACCTTTTGATAGGACACGATTTCTCTGGTGGATCTAGCGGATCTATTGACGTATCTAAGGCGTGGCCTAACGGATTTGACAAGGTTGTAGCTATAGCGGCACACAACGGTTTACTCGTAGTCTTTGGTGAACACAACACGTTGGTCTATGGTGGTGCAGAGAGTCCTGCAACAATGGCTATACAAGACACTATTCCGGGTGTTGGCTGTGTAGACAGAAAGAGTGTACAGAACATAGGAACAGACTTGTTGTTCTTGACGCAGACAGGTCTTAGGAGCTTGGGACGATCTATACAAGAGAAGTCCTTGCCTATTACCGACTTGAGCAGAAACATCAAGCAGGAACTGATTGCTAACACACTGGCTAAAACAGAACCAGTTAGTACGGTGTACAGTCCTGAAAACTACTTTTATCTTCTGTGCTTTCCTGATCTCAACCTCGTGTACTGCTTTGATGTACGAGGCACACTGGAGAACGGTGCGTACAGGGTAACACGATGGCCTAGTGTGGATTTCAAGTGTTTCCACAGGGACAGAAACGGTGACATATACATAGGCACAACAGCGGGTGTAGGAACTTACGACAACTACTTTGACAACGGTAGTGTCTATCGGTTCCGTTACTACAGCCCCGGCTTGAGCTTTGGTGACCCGTCTAAAATTAAGATGTTGAAAAAGATCAGACCTACGATTATTGGTGGAAACAATGCAGACATATTTCTCAAGTGGTCTTACGACTTTTCAACAGCAACCAGCACTAGCACGTTTAGAACCAGCAGTGCTACACCCGGATTCTACGGACAGTCTGAGTACAATGTAGCAGAGTTTTCAGAAGAAGGCACAATCATTAGTCGTTCTTCTATTAACACAACAGGCTACGGCTCAGTAATCAGCGTAGGTCTTGAGACAGACATCAACGGCTACGCTTTGTCCATACAGGAAATGAATGTACTAGCACTGATAGGTAAAACGCTATGATGATGAATTACAATAAAAGTAGAGGTACTTACTAATGGCACTAGGATTTTTAGGTGATATAATTGGGGATGTTGCCTCTTCTCTGTACACAAACCTCCCCGCAAACATACAAAAGCTCTATACAGACGAGATAACTGATATTAAGGCTCCTGATATTGCGTTTAAGGGTTTTACGGTCACTGGTCCTACGGGTAGGATTGAGACTTCAGAAACAGGTGGAACGCAGTACTATTTAGACCCTACTGCCTCTAGTATTCAAAGTGCTCTGGAATCTGCGGCACTCTCTAGGTTTGGTGCTACTCCTGCTGGCGCTGGTCAGCTAGGTGCCGCTGGACAACAGTTGTTGGGCGCTGGTCAACAACAGTTTGGTCAAGTTCCTGCAATGTCTCCTGCAATTTTAGGGGCAAGTCAAAATCTAATGGGTATGGGACAAGCGCAACTAGGTCAAATGCCTTTTGGCCTTTCAGGGCAACAAGCGGCGGCACAACAGGCGTTTGGACTAGGTGGGCAATTCATGGGTCAAGCCGGTATGCCTATGGGTGCTAGAGAACAAGAAGTGTATGACCGTATTAGGGCTACACAGCTTGGTGAAGAAGAGAGACAGAGACTAGCTCTGGAAGAACGACTGTTTTCACAAGGCAGAGGCGGTGTACGTACATCTATGTTTGGTGGAACACCAGAGCAACTTGCGTTAGCTCAAGCACAAGAAGAGGCTCAAAACAGGGCCGCTCTTGCCGCTATATCTCAAGCACAAGCAGAGCAACGTCAACAGGCGGCTCTGGGCGCACAGTTTGCTGGCCTAGGTTCTGGCCTAGCTGGACAGAGACAAGCTCTGGAAGCCGCACAACAAGCACAGGCTCTACAGGCTCTTACAAGCGGCACTGCTTTTGCAGGACAAGAAGAGGCGTTACGATCAGCGCAACAAACTAGGGCGCTACAGGCTCTACAAGGCGGCATGGGATTGATGACCGGTGGTCTTGGGTTAGAGCAAGCACAACAGCAGATTGGCTTAGGTGCGCTTCAGGGAGCTTACATCCCACAGGCGGCTATGTTGTCTGCGTTCTCTCCTGCACTCAGCGTGGCTAGCTTGGCTGACGTTGCACGTAGGCAGGGCGGTCAGTACGCAATGGAAACTGATATTGCGAACCTTGAGGCAGAACTACAGAGACAAGCCGGTTTGTCCAACTTGTACAGTGGTTTGTTCAGCGGAGCTACTGGATTAGTCGGTGGTTTAGGCACTGGTTTGTCTAACATAATGGGCGACACTGGTTTGTTTACTGATATTTACGATTGGGCTAAAGGGTTCTTCACGAAACCATAAGAGGAAACAGAAATGGCTTTTAGAATAAACACAGGATTGCCTCAAGCTGGTTTGTCAGCAGGACAGATGATTGGCTCTGCCTTTGGACAACTAGGCGGCTCTATTGGCGGTATGTTGACTCGTGGTGGACAGGCGATTAAGCAGGGTCGTGAGGCTGAAAAACTTGCTGGTATATATGCTCCTATTGCTCAAGAAGGTGTAACATCTACCCAAATGTTTCAGTCTGCTCAACAACTGATGAGTATAGGTAAAACACAGGAAGCAATGGCAATGCTTGAGCAAGCTAGAACTTTGCAACAAACAGAGCAGAGTAAAGCGGCTTTACGGTCCTTGCAAACTGACGTTGCTACGCAAGCAGAAGAAATGGGTTTGCCAGAATTAGCGTCACAGGTTAGAAAGGCCACTACTATAGAAAGAGTGAACGATATTGCGGATAAACTGACAGAACGAACAATGGAAACTATGCCAGCGCTGGACCAAAAAACAAGAAGGCAAGTACTAATAGGCGTAGGGTATAATCCTAAGTTTGTTGGTCAGCTAGATTTAAAAAATATGTCTAAGCAGGAATTCAACGAATACAAAAATTTAATGAAGGGCGACGTTGAATTGTTTTTAGAAGACGGTAAAACGGTAGCTTACAGGGTTACTGAATCAGGCATGGTTGTTAAAGACGGTGAATTAGTTGATCCTAGTACTTTAAACTTAACAGAAGTTCCTAATCAGCAAATCATAAAGAACGTAACGGCAGGAATGGCTGATGAATTATCTAAGTTAGGTGCAAAACAGTTTGCAGAACTGTACGACCAAGCTAGAAAATCTTCTGAAGGTATTCAAAACATTGACAAACTAATTGGCAACGTAGATACTATGTTTAGTGGTTCCTTGGCTAACGTAAACCTACAAGTTCAAAAGTTTATGAAAGCCGTTGGAATACCGGTAGACGATTTAGCAATAGAACAAACTGAAGTGTTTCAAGCAGAGGCGGCAAAGCGAGTTGCAGAGTACATTAAAAACCTAGGTGCTGGTACTGGACTTTCTGATAATGACTTGAAATTTACGTTAAAGGTTGTTGCTGGAGATGTTACTTTAGACGCTAACTCAATTAAAAACGTGCTAAATGAATACAGAGAAGCCGCCACTAGAAAAATAAACGGCTACAACAAAATGCGTTCTTCTGTATCTAGTAAGCTAGGAGAAGAGCAACAATCTGCTATGGCTTTTTACGATCCTGTTCTGGTTCCAAAAGGCAGTAGATTTGAAGGCTTTGAGATAGTTCCACAAACACCTTAGAGGTCAGAAAATGCCAGAAACTAAAGTTAAAACTCCTGCTGGAGAAGTTACTGTCAGGCATCCTGAAGGGGCGACTGAAGAGGAAATTTTAGCGTTTGCTCAACAACAGTATCAAGCTCAAATAGAGGCTGAACAAGAAGCTATTGTTCCACCGCCCTCTTATGTTGAGCGTGTGATGCAACCCACTACAGAGTTTAAGCCTGAGTTTACACGTAGGCTAGCCACGCAAGCAATGCAGATACCGGGGGTTCCCGGCTCTGGTCAAATTGGTGTATCAGACATAGCCGCAACTGCTGTTTCTCAAGCGGCAAGAACTGGAGGAGCTATGGCTGTAGAAGCCTTTACGCCTCTTATTCCAGAAACGATAAAAACCTTTTTTGACCAAGCTGTTACTGCCGCTGGACAAAAACTAGAGGAGTTCTATCAAAACCCCGGCGTTCAAGAAATGATGCTGTCTATTGCTTCTGGTTACGAATCATATAAAAACTGGGAGAAAAACAATAGAGCTTTAGCAGAGCAAGTTAAAGAAAACTTAGGAACAGGTTTTGATTTAATGGGGCTGTTTTCTGCTAGACCTGATTTAGTAGATTTAGATTTAAAACTGCCCGGAGAAATGAGGGCTAGAAAAGCGGGAGTTAAGTCTGATTTAGCTCGCAGGAAAGAAGCACTTACTCGTATGTTTACTCCAGAAACATTAACGGCTCAAGACAAAGCGCCGCCAACTGGAATACTACAGACAAGAACTTGGGTTCCAAATGAGTTTGATGAATCACTTATTGATACAGTCCAGACGATACCCGGAATACAGCCCTATGGTTCTGTTACTAAAAATTTTGATATTATGCAGAATCATGTAGAAACACAGGGAGTTAAACTAGATCAGTACATTAAGGCACAAAACAAGCCGGTAGACATGGAAGTTCTAAACCTTGAATTTTCTGAAACAATGGGTGATTTTATGAATAGCGACGTTTTCCAACTCGCTACTGACCAAGCTCAAAAACAGTTTATAAAATACATGGATTTAGCCCAAAAAATTATAGCAGAAGAAGGGACAGACCTAAAAGGATTGCTGAGAGCTAGAAGACGCTTTGATACGGCAGTTCAAGCATCAGGACAAACACTTGAAGCAGACGTTGCAACCTATCAAGCACTTGCCGGTAAACTGGTTCGTGGCGTAATGAACGACTATCTAAAAGGAAACACAAAAGGTAACGAAGTACATCACTTGCTGGACCAGCAGTACCGAACCTTAACAGCTATGGACAGGCTTGTTAATAAGAGGAATAGAGAAGGCATAAACGTTCCTGCAAGGCTACTAGATAGTATTAAGCAAAACACAGGTATTACTTTGTCTGCTACTGCTTTATCAGTGATAGCAACTGCTAGTCTAGCTACAGGATCTCCTATCGCCGCTACTGCCATTGCGGGAGCCGCCGTAGGAACCGTTTTTGCTAAACAAATAAAGAGGCACGGTAAAGCCGCTGTTTTAAAAGCGTATGCAGAGCTTTTGTCTACAACCAATAAAGCCATAAAGAAAATCAATGACCCTCTAGAATTAGAAAGAATGGAGCTAGATAGGTTGGTATTGATTGATCTCATAGATGAAATAAGAAACTATGAGGAGACTGAAGAAGATGGCTGAAAATCTTTACTCCATTCGTAAGAAGTACAGAGAACAGGCGAGGGCCAAAGAAAGGGAGTACCGTGATGCAACCTTGAATATTGCGTCTACTCCTTTTAGAAACATAGGTGAGGCTTACGACGAAGGTAGCCGCCAGATGGAGCAGGGCAGACAGTATTCAGATATGGTTGTTCCTAATTTACAGCAGGGTCAATACTCAGAAGCCGCTAAAAACTTGGCTACAGGTGCGGCCCTAACAACCGCTGGTGGCTTCAATAGAGCAATGTCTCCTATTACTGGCTTAGTTAATACGGTTGTTCCTAATCTGGGAATCACAGAGCGCATCATGCAGACTGACGTTGGGCAGAGAGCTTCTCAGCTTGCCTCGCAGAATCCTAGAGCGGCGGCAACACTAGGAGCGGTTGCTGACATAGGTATGCTTAGAGGAGGCGCTTCTTCTATTCCTGCGTCTCTACAAGCTGTTGCAGATAATACGCCTACTAAAATAGAAGGCTTTTATAGATCCCCAGACCCAATGAATAAAATTGTGTCTACGCTGAACGCCGCTGTTCCTAACGTTGGTCTAGCAGTAACGCAGGGTTTTAGCCCAACAGCACAGGCGAGACGAAGAGGGCTAGGCACGGGCGACGGAAGGACTCAGGAATACAGTGGTTCTACTGGTGCAATCAGGGACGCCAATGCACTCCAGAGTTCTTTCATGGAAACACAGCGCCGTGGTGAAACAGCGCCAGCTATGGATACAGTGGTTGGGAACACAATAGAAGTACAGCGGTTTGCCCAAGATTGGACGGATTTAGCTAACAAAGAGCGTGTAAAAGAAGGTCTTGCGTCTTACACTGATAATATACCTAGCAACGTACTAGAAGGCGCAATGGAGCATTTGTATCAGGTTCATGGCGTAGGCGATAGAAAAAGGAAAGACGCTTACGGAAACGAAACAGTGGATCCTGTGAAAACAGGTAAAACATCTTTAGTTGTCCGTCGACCACAAACCGGAGAAGGGCTACAGGGAGAGGCAATAGGTGTGTCAAAAGGTACTTCACCGTCTGCTGTATCAGCTTTAGCTAGCTCTAAAATACTAGACTCTGCTAAACAAGCAATGCCTGACGCAACGCCTCTAGAATTTTACAAGCGTTTTGTATCTGTAGCTAAACAAGGACACATGGACAAAATTCGTTTGGCTATACGAGAGGGTGATCTTCCAGAAGGGACTAGATCAAATCTCCTTAACAGTTACTGGCGTTTTAAAATACGTGAGCAAAAAGGCCAAAAGATTAGTAAAAACCAACGAAAGGTTTTAGACTTTTTTGACAAAGCACCTGAAGCACGTTTGCGTGATAGAGGCAACGGAGTTTACTCTTTTTCTGAGAGCCACGCATCGTCAGCGCAAGACTTAGGTGGTGTAAACGATTGGGTTGCTATTGATACCAAAAACGATAAAGTTTACACAATGATCTCAGACGGTCACGATATGTTTGGCATGGACCCTCCGGGTGGAAACTCTTTGTTAAACACGACGCCTATCTATTCTTTTGATGTTGGTAAAAAGAAAACAGAGAAAAAAGATTTAGACAGGCCAGCAGAAAGCGTGGCTCGTATAGAAGAAATTACGGGCATGAAAAAGCAAAAGGGTGAGTCTAATGTTCAGTACCAATCTAGGGTAATGCGAGACTACAAAGGAACCGCTAATCTTCAGGATTACATGGCGGTAGGTAAAAACGTAGGTAGAGTAGGAATGTTAACAGGGGCATCTATAAATGAAAACGAAGAACAACGATAAGCACACAGTATCTTACACATCCCACGACTACCACAGTATGTGTCAGAAGTCAAAGGAAAAGGTTCGTAAGATGCAACAAATGGGAATGACTACGCCGCATGACCCGAAAGACAAGCCAGAGGACGTAGCCAAGCAAGACAGGGGTTACTCTATCCTGTTCTTCAGTTAATCCACGATCACCTCCCTCAGTCTACGGGCCTGTGTAGCAACGGGCCTCAAGACTCCCCTCCTGTCAAAACTCTCGTCGTTCACTAGCGACACATTGTACCTAACCCTGTTGATAGCGTAAGCAGTGTCAGTGATCTGCCTGTGTCCTGCTGATGCTGTCTCAGGCGTGTTGACCACCTCGTTACACACCAACATAGAGTTACTGTGGAACACCCCGTGGATACCGTAGGACATCAAGTCGTCGTACTTACCGCACACATCGTTCCACCCGTGTCCAAACTCAGGGAATATGTAGCCTGACTTCGGATACGCTTGGTTCTCTGGTCCGTGTGCTAAACCCACTGAGTGTCCTATCTCGTGTAGATCAGTGTATATGTCACACTTAGACATGGACGACGGTGGCTGTCCCTCGTTGAAACTCAGGTTAGGGTAAGCCACACCACAGGTGTCTGCGTAAGACGTTCCGTAGGCTAGCACAACGTCCACAGGGAGTTGATTAGCCTGTTTCTCTACGTCGTGCAACGTGTGGTAGTGGGCTAGCCACAGTTCCTTTAGCTCGTACCTAACGTGTACACCTGACTTCTCGTACACCTCGTTGTACTTCTGAACCCTGTCCTCCCACTGGTCCCACATCTCTGGGTACTCGTGCATCAACTCTATCGGTGTATCTATTCCGTACTTAGCGTGAGAGGCGTACATAAGCACACCTAGCTCCCACGTAACCACACGGTCATCATCTTCACCGTAGTAGATAAACGGATAAGAACCCCTCTGTTCGTACCCCTGACAGTCTAGGTTACTCTCAGTAGGACACACAGGTTCTGGCTCAAGCCTAAACTGTATCTGCTCCACACCCAGAGTAAACACACCGTCACCCGTAGACCCGTCTCCGTACACCTCCACGGTACAGCACCCGACCCTCTTGGCTGTTCCTCTGGTTGTGCTGTGGTGTACCATGCCCCAGCCCTCCTCACGGCCTAGCATGTCTCTGTAGTCCACAGAGATAACCACAGGGTCAAACCTGTCCCCAGCTTCCTTGACCAGAGACAGATTGAGTTTACGGGAGAACCCACACTTACGTGACCTAGGGTCCTTGGTTACGTACCTGTTACCTCCTGTGTCCTCGTAGATAGACCACTGGACACCCGGATAGTCTTTAGAACATCCAGACCTTATCAGGGTGTCTGAAGAGGCGTTGGGCGCTCCTGAGAGCAACCCAACTAGAGCGTACCGGAGTAACTTAGAGTTCACAGTTGTTGCCGGTACAGGCCAACTGTTGACTACCCTCAGTCATATCAGACTCCTCATTGATGTCCCAATCAATCTTCGTAGGAAAATCCTTCTTCAACTGATTGAACGTCTTCTTGTCCACCGGTTCATACGGGGCCTGTTGGTACGTGTGGTCTGAGTACGGTAAGAAAGATATACCACTTACCTTGTCAAACTTGTTGTACAGCCACTGTCCCACCTCAAGAAACTCCTCGTCACGGTAGTAGCAAGTCATGGACGGCTTGTGTTCACACCATTCGTCCTGATATATCTCCCACAGTTCCAACTGCTCCATAGCACCCATGTCTGAGGCTGTCACAGCGCCCTCTGGAGAGGCGATAGGGAAGCTGAATACCCTAGTACTGGGGGACATCACATCGTCCTCCACAGGGACACCAGCGGCCTCTAGGACGGCGCAAAGTGGGTCACGAGCATCTGCACGTACTCGTCGTATGTATTGTGCAGAATAACGAGGATGGATACCACTAGCGCTGTCAACCAACTGACTAACAGTGCCTGAAGGCTTAACAGCAGTAATAGCTGTAGAGGCTTGTATTCCCAGTTTATCAGCCCACTCCTTGTTGACCTTGATTGCTTCCTGACGCATGGCTCTGAGCCACTTCTTGAGTTCATTCTTGTCTCCTCTGCCTGAGAGCAACGGGTGATCCATGATACCTGTCAGAGATACCCCCAGCAGTGCTTCTTCTTCCGTGTTTACTCTCCAAATATTTCTGAGGTATCGGAAGTTGGTGAGGGTAGCCTGAAGAGTCCCAAGGATAGTCGCAATCCGAACCTTTCGTTTGAGGCTGTTGAGTGTATCCTGTGGCCTAACAACAACTTCTGAAAGGTTGCAGAATTGGTAGGGTCTGAGGATGATTTCGCTACACGGATTAGTTCCGAAATCAAAGGTAGCATCTCTTCGTTCATTTCTTGAAGCCTGTTTCTGACTTGCGACTCTACTAAATACTCCTCGCTCTCCTGATCTGGATTCATAT